GGTGTTGTCGAGAATCCTGAGAATCCCGGTACTGTTGAGACTCCCGACAATGGCGAGAAGCCAGTTGACGAGGGTGAGACTCCCACCGATGGTACTGGTGATGCCACTGAGACTGAGAAAAAGAAGGTTGGTCGCCCACCAAAGGCTGCAAAAGAGTAAAATAGTAGCGTATGGAAAAGAATTATGATGCACTGAAAGACCTGACGCCTGAACAACTTCGGGCGCAGGTCAAACTCTGCTTTAAGTTCATGGCTCAATGTAAGGCTATACTTGATGGAGAGGATATTGACGACAATGCAGCAATCAAGTTGGTTGATCCATTCGGCAATTCTGACGATATGGAACTCTTCTATGCTTGTAAGAGTGCTGTCGATGACCCGACACTTGCCGATGCTCTTGAAACTATCCGTATTCAGGATAAGAAGATTAACCGCTTGCAGAAGCGTTTGGCAAAGAAGCATGATGCGGAAATGATGCGTGTTGCTTTGCGAGAGAATCCGCTTGCTGTTCTAAGAGTCAATCTTGGCGAGTTGAAACCAAGACCATTTCCAACTTTTTTTGAGGCGTCAGAGAAGATTTTGGAAAATATTCGTCGGTTTGCCCATGAGATTAACGAGGGACCAAAGCCTAAGTATAAGAATAACGATAAGGTATTCTTTATGGCTGGCAATATCGTTAAGGAAGGTCGCATATTCGGTTCTGCCGAATCTGACAATAAGGGTTTCTACTATCGTCTGTATTCTCCCGATGGTCGCTACCAGTTGCGTGAGGAATGTCTATTCCCTTCGTTAGAGGATTTGTTTAATGACTTAAAGGAAAAACTCAATGGAGGCAAGCATTAATCCTATGGCTATCCCTTTCAACAAGGCAGAGAGGGTTAACAACTTCAAGATTTGGCGCACCAAGTCAACGATTACCCGTGTTCCGACACCAGAAGAGCGTGAGGAAATCAAAAAGAAGAGTAATGGTACTCGTAAGGCAAAGTCTGTCAGCTATCCTATCGAGTGCATCCATATCAGTAACCTACTTGGCGGTTGGAGCATTTCTATTCCTCAGAGTATGGAAATGTTCGGCTACCTCACTCAGTTGTATGCCGACTGGAAGAATGAGGAAAAGACCAAGGAAGAACGAGATGGTACTTTCAATGCCTTGCGTACCTTACTGTCGAATATGCTGTATGTCACTTCCGTTGGCAACGGCTACTTCCATCATGGAGTAGAGATAGTTTCTGCCATCTATGCACGTCCTACAATTCTTGATAAGAAAGACGAAAAACACGACTATCTTATCAATGATGTCAAGCGCACTTGCAAGGAGTATCAGGAGTGGCGTGCCGCTTATGATGCTGAAATGGCAAAGCATGAGCCTACTGAGGAAGAATTGAAGCAGGACGAGATAGCAGAGCAAGCATCTGAGGTACTGGAGAAATAACGGCATGGTGTGAAACTGTGTTCCGTTTGTTGTTGTTCGGACAAGGAGTGTCAGACGTGATGCTCCTTGTTTTTTTTGTGATAATTAAAGGAGGCCTGACCCCTGACACGGGCGGCCTCCTACCACGACTTGAAAGATTTATGCAAGAGATAGTGCTGCGTGATACGCACTATTTTTTATTAAGGCTTTCTTCTATTTTCTCCGCTTTTTTCTCCAAGAAATCAGCGTATAAAGGGCATTTGATACATTTCAGAGGGAGATAGATATTCACTGTGTCACCATTGCCAGTAGTTTCTTGCATCTTAGCAAGTGCCTCTTGATACTTGATGAACATATCTCCACGCTCCTTAGAGCCTATTGCGAGTTTCTGAGCTGCCATAAGGATTTCTTTCAGCGATTCCTCACGGCTAATAAGTTCGATTTCCGAAAGTTTCTGTGGAATCATCACACCAGAACGCTGTCTTTGTATTCTCTGTTCGAGAACTGCCTTGAATTTCTTATCGTTAAGGATTCCGTCGCGAGTTGACATATTCTTTTCGATATTCCACACCTCACGTTCAGGATATGCGATATTATATGCGTCCGATTCCGAGTAGCCGATACTCAGCAAATCAGCCATTATCAGGCTTTGCGGCTCTACTCCTGCCGATTTCGCCTCTTTCTTCAATTTCTCTGTAAAAACCATATTATATCAAGTTTTGTTCAACAGTTTCTTCGTAACTCTTTCCTTTGATAGGCACTATGTAGCACTTACAATACGCATGGAATGGTGGGAAAGCCTCTACTTCGTTAATATAATGGAATCCTACCATTGAATCGCACAAATCGCAAGGGTAATTACTGCATCTTAGGACATAGAATCCTGCAATTTGCTCATTATCCTTCAATTGGGTGTACTTTTCGTGCATCCAAGCCATATCAGCCGTAAGTCTGCCGAAAGATATGACGTTATTAGCACCACTGGCAGAGTGTCCTTTACCACCTTCATGCACACCTTTTTGCTGAATATAGTATGCTTTTGACCTCTTTTTGAACGCTGCAAGAATTTCAGGAGCCGTATATACGCTATGGAGAGTTGTCAGTATGCGGCTAACTGCTGTTACGGAATTGTTTCCGGCTAATTTCTGTACAGCTATCTGTGCTTCGAGGTCGTATGCGAACTGCATCAGCTTTCCGTGAAGTGATGAACGCAAATCATCGAATCCTTTGCTTTTCAGAAGCACCAACCAAGCCAGTAGAGCCTTTTTCCTTTCCTTATCTTTAGTGATATTCGTGGAATATTCCTCTATAAGAGCGTATATTTCATCCTCCAAGTTATCAAGAATCTCATAGACTTCTTTCTTCAAGTCCTTATTGGCAGAATACTCGAAGTCCTCAGGCGCAATATTGTATTTGTAGCAAACGAGCGTGATTGATTTCGCTGCTTGCTGCAATAATGCGTCGATAAGTTCCGATAGGTGGACTGCATTATCCGTTCTCTGACGTACAAACCTCTTAGCTGCGCTAATCTCTGATTGAGTTGGCGCAACATAGAGGTCTGTGTCGAGGTTTATTATTACTTTTCCACTCATACCTACAATATATTAGAGATTAATGGTTGCGATTCCAATTATCCCAATTATTGCGACCTTCCCAATTGCCGTTTTCGTCATATCTACGACCTGAACGATTGGTTCTGCCACGTCCACGACCAGTAGCGGACGAACCTTTATGGGATTTCACTTTCTTTGTTTTCTTGTCAGTGGTCTGCTGATTGCCGTTAAGTTGATTCTCAGCCTTTGCAACCTCAATCTGCTGTTCGGTATTGATCTCCGAAAGTTGTTCCTGAGTATCTACTTGCTGTACTGACTGGATTTCAAGTCTCTGCTCTTCAAGTAGAAGTTCCTGCTGTTGCTCTTCCTTCTTCTCACGAATGATGCGGTCCCACTCACGCGGTGTAGCGTATGGAGATTTCTCCGATGCTGTCTGCTTAGAGAGGAATCCGTTCTGAACTTGCATAGAGAGGTTGGTAGTCAATTCAGTTTCGTTCAGGTGAACGTAAGGCTTGATGAAGTGACTGATTCGAGTATTCATGAAGTCAAGGCGGTGCAATGACTCGATACCGAAACCGAACTTGAACAAATACACAATCTTGTCAAGACTGAGAGCGTACTCGTTGCTGTCAGACATTGCCTTGTTGTATGCAGGAGTATAGAGCAACTTGATAGCTGCTGCTGGCAGGTCGCCGGATTTCAGTTCAGGAGTCTTAACAACGTTAGACTGCGAATAAATCTGATTCTCCAAGATGTCAAGTTCCGTCTTATAGGCATTGGAAGCATCCTGACGGTTTAGGAATCCCATTTCACCATCTGAGGGCAGGAAGAATACCTTGCTTGCATGGCTCATATCCTTTGAGGACACTTCCTGAGAACCTTCGCCTTTGACATACATGATAGGCAGTCCGAAATTGTGGTTGCTCTGTGCGAGACGAGAGAAAGCCATTTCGTAGTTGTCGATGGTTTCCTGCGAGAGAGTCCAACATGGCCCGAAATCGTCACGTTGGTATGAAACAGGAATCTCGTCAAATCCGTGTTCCTCTGCATACTCCAGTTTGTAGCCATCAATATTGAAGAAATTGAAGATGCTCTGTTTTACCTTCTCAATTGTATTTTTCGGGTCGCCATCGGCAACAAAGCGATAATAGTATTTGTTATCCCAAACGTCGATGTAACGCTTGCTGATACGACCTTCTTCATCAAAATTGCTGTAAGTACGTGCAAAGGTACTCAGTTTACCAGTCTTGTTGTCGTAGTGAGGGAACAATCTATCACCATTGAGGAAAGAAAGCACCTTCCAACCGAACTCTCCATTGTCGA